TCTACACAACATCATTGTTATGTGTGTGACTATCTACAATCGTGTTTCACTATACGGAAAATTTGAATCCATTCAATTTGAGTTATCCACAGATTTTGAACAAATTGAACCTGAATTTTAGCTGGATGTTTGGTCACAGAATTATAACGAAGTTATCCACAGGACGGTAGAGTTATCCACAGGTTTATCCACAGCCTGTGGATAACTTTGTATCAACACAGCGAATGAGATTTTCCCTTAAGCGCGCCATTGCGCCGAATTGAATTTGACTTTTCAAAACCAAAATTGCTTTTCTGAAAACACATGATGTAAACACAAATGTGGGGTCAATTTCTTGACCCCACACTGTTGATTTTGCGTTAGCAAAATTTCCCCATTCACCCGCCGTTGAATGGATTGTTGTCTGTCAGATAATTATATTCTGCAACCTTAGTAAACAAAGACTTCTCTTCCTTCTCAGGGAAGTATGGTGTCTCAGCAATATTGTTCCACCGCCGCGCCATGTGTTTTTGCTCATCTTTGATGCCTGCGTAATATCCGACCCCACCGAAAACGAGTGCTGTAATGCATACGATGAATACTACAAACCAAATGTTCATTGCTTCTCCTATGCTAGTCCTGCCGCGTGTGCATGTGCTAGCAGTTTAGCAGATGTTAGAGCGGATGGGTAGTAGGCAACTTCATCGATAAAGCCGTTAAACGGGTAGTAAACACTTCCAAATCCTAGGCCACCTGTCGAGCGACCCACTATAAAAGGATTTGTATTGTTTGTGGAGGGCATTGAAATTGCCTGTGAACCGTCAAGCACCCCATTAATATAAAGGCCAATAAAATTAGTGTTGCATACCATTGCAATATGGTATGTAGTATTTACAAGTAGTGTACTTGCCCCCGCCGGTCCATAATCAGGTGGCCCAATTAATGCATGGTCAACATTAATATGTCCGCTTGTGATATGTAGCATCCATCCACGATTGCCGCCGTCTAGATCGGTCTGCATGATGCAGTTTGTTGCTTGTGGAAAATTTTCTGCTCTAATTAGTGCTTCAACTGTGAAAATATTTGAGTTTGGAAAATTTCCTCCTGAGACTCCTGTTCTATTTACACCTGAGTTTCCATTTAAGAACTCATATGATCGGTTAGAATTCCCCGCAATTAGTCCTGCACCACTTGCCACATTAGATGAAACCGATCCGGTATTACCATTTCCGGTGTCATCTGCTGAAACTGTTCCAGCGCCCACACTTGCTTCATTGAACCGCCAATAAAAATACGGTGAATCAGCAAGTACTGCGCTTTTATATGAATCGTAACGACTACGATCCAACAGCCCCGCTCTAGGCATTATCGCCCGCCACAATCCAATGGTCCGCCGCATCCTTAATCACAGTCATGATAGACCACTGAGCACGCGCTACCAATGTGCTAGCAGAGACAACGGTTACACCTGACCCTGCCGCAATAGTGACTTTACCTGCTCCAACAGTGAGAATATCCAACACTGTTCCCAATGGGAACGCTACCGACGAGTTGGGCGGAATTGTAACGGTAATTGCTGATGCGTTATTGCAACGAATAAGCTTATTTGCATCGGTTAGAACAGGTGTGTACGTCGTGCCTGTCTGATCATTGATACCTGCGTATGCGTTGCCATTTGTTCCATTAGTGCCGTTTGTACCGTTGGTGCCTGGCGTGCCCGCCGCTCCAGTTGCACCTTTGATATTGGCAACTACAGAATATGCCCCACTTGCTTTTTGGTAAACATCGCTAGTATCAGTGCGAAAATAAAAATCACCATTAATTCCTAGCGTGTTCGACGGTGCCCCGCTACCCTGCCGCCACACACTACCAGGTGCCCCTGGTGATCCTGGCGTTCCCGGTGTTCCCGGTGCGCCATTACTTCCCGGTGTCCCCGGCGCCCCTGCATCACCCTTGTCTCCCTTATCACCTTTTTGGCCCGGTTCTCCTGGCGTGCCAGGATCACCTTTGTCACCTTTATCACCTTTTGTTCCCTGCGGGGCAATAGTGATTTTGGCGCCTACACCAATTTCCGGTTCTGCACCGTCATTAGGAATGATGTCAAGATCAAGGGTTGTCGTACCCACATTGGCTTGAATGAATTTCTTATAGGTATTACCCCAGCGTGAGCCTTCAACAGTTTCATGCCCCCAAACGGTGTAGAACCATTCTTCAAGAACTGTGCCCGCCTCATTGACAAAACCCGGTTGATTCGTGTGCGGAAGCTCCACATTACCCGTCTCACCGGCAGGAATGGTTACCTGAATAGGTGCAACCGTATAAACAGAGCCGTCCGATTCCTGAATCATTCGCACACTAGGATAAATGTCAAGCACAAGCTCAACAGGGGCTCCCGAATGTGTGAACGTTGGACCCGCCGTCAACTCAAATGTTGTGACCATTTACTTAGCGCCTACCGCCGTAAGCCCGTTAACAACGGTGACCGGCTGAGGACCGCTAATCTGCTTTACGTTCTTGTCTTCCTTGATACGGTCCAATTGCCAACCGTTGTTAACGGGCCAGTATGTTCCCTTAGTAAAGTCGATGAGCACAAAACGCCCGTCAACATTGGTGTCAAGCTGGAGCAGAATAGGGTTCATGATTTCCTCCGGTGTAAGGTTACTAGGATTAAAAGGTGTGTCTCCGCCGCTGGCAGGGGCGCCAACAGCTGCCATAAAATCAACTGAGCTAGCATAGGGCAGACCAGGTGTTGTGCGTCGTGTCACGTGAACGTGAGGCCCGTAGTAATGGTCTGATCCATTACCGGATGCCCCGCTGAGAGCAATTCCTGTCTGCCCTCGCGTTACACGTTGATTCCATACGCCGCTAATCTTTGACAGATGCAGGTAGTCGATAACTTCACCATTATCCATGATGAGTTCTAGCCTACGGCCCTCTGCACCCGAGTTGTCATTGTCAACAATAACTATTACACCGGATTCGGCCATACGGATATCTGTCCCGTATGGTGTGTTGAAGTCGGTTCCTGGCTCTTTGCTAGGGGGTTTTCTGTCTTTATGATCCTGCCACGATGAGCTAATAGTCACGTCAGCAGGTGTTACATATGTTCCAGTCATGCGCTAATACGTTCCTTTACACTCTGAAAACTTCCAATTTCAAAGAGCGATTCAGAGACAAATTCTGCGCGTCCATACAATGTAATGGTGGCCTGCGGTGTTCGGCCAATCTCGAACGCAAACAGTGTTGCCCCTTCTGCCGTCATAAAGAATCTTGTCTGACCGCTTTTAGCAACCTTGCCAACGATGCCGCGTACTGTAGTGCGAATTCCCTTGTCAGCTTTCACATTCTCTACAGAAATATCGTCGCCAATTTCAATAATCTCTGGCCGAATAATCCGGGGTCGCTTAATCGGCACTGTGAGCGTCATGACTTCACCACATTAGGAACGGCATACACAATGCCTGCGGATGCACTAAGTGCGACAATTCCGGCAATTGTCGCTGTAATCCATCCAACTAGCGACACTACATGCCCCTGCTCAATGAACGGTAGAAGTGCACTAAGGAATGCGAGAAGAAATGAAAGGATTGCCGCTACTACGGCCTTTGCATAAGGCGCCCAAAACGGCACTTTAATTTCAGCACTTGCGTTTGCACTAATGCCAACGCTTGCAATGGTTTTATTATCTTCGGGCTGATTAATGCTCATCGTGACTGATCCCATTCGCGCTAAGTAGTGACTTCAAAACTCGAATTTCTGTTTCTTTATCCCTTAGTTCGAGCGCCTGACTGTCAGTGCGTTCAACTAAGGTGCTAAGCGTGCCGTTTGTTTGCTGTCTTACTGTCTCCAATTTTTCATTTGTTCTCCCCAGGTTCCACAGAATACCCCAAGCAATTGTTACCTGCCCCAAAATAATGAGCAGGAATGAAACGAATGCATCTTTACTATCAGGTTTTACAATGGAAAGAACCACAAAGCCGATGATCCCCAATGCCACCAGCAGGACAAATGTTAAAATTGCCACGGTCCTGTTCATTATTTTATCTTTTGAATACTTCCACGAAGGCGTTAGTAGTTGCAGGTTCATCAAATCTCATCTTGTCATGGCGGAATGCACTGCGCAAGCGCCCCATAGTTTTGTCTGTGAATAGTCCTAGCCTCTTTCCTTCACTCATTTTCCGGGGGTCCAACGTTACAATGTCTTCATCTGCGTTCGGGCGCTTTTTCTGGCAGAAGTACATTGACGTTTTCATATCATACCATACACTAAAAATTCCTGCCCCTGTTTCAATTGTCAAGAGGTAGCGTGCAGAGGATGGTTTAAATGCTACAAGTTTATTTGTACCGTCGGCAAATTTATTGCTAACGGCATAATCAAAATATTCGGGGTCGGTTGCATGAATGAATTGTCCGTATTTAGTGGCTTTAACTTCATTCGCATATTCACTTGCCTCAGGAAAATGCCAAATCATGTAATATTCACCGGTTGCCATTTTAGCTTGACGAATAAACCCGTTCTTGTCAACCTTACGAGGATCGACTCTGTACTGAATAAAGTATGGGTTATTGATTGTCACACTGTTTGCCAGCATGATAACACGTGTCTTGTCTTTAGAGCGGTCAACCGTGTTATAAAAGTTTACCAGCTTACTTGCTTCGCTAGGAAGATACTGCACGCCTTTTTCAGCTACAAACTCGTCAAAAATAATAGTCTTTACATCAGGAAACTGTACAGATTTATAATTCTGTGCTACCGATAGCGCCACGAAATAGCCGATAGTTGCCCACGGTCGCCCGCGTTCCATGCGTGCGTATTCACGCGGAGATGCCTGAGCTTCCCAACCCATAAGGCGGAAATCCCAGTCAGGAAATTTCCATTCAATGTCAGCAAAGAATGTTGCCCTTGCCAGCGCCAGTTCTTCCTTATAACGTCTAAGGTAGATAAACTGATCTATTTTTTCGTTTATCTCGTAAACCGTCTTAGACTTTTTGCGACCTTCGCCCTCAACTGTTCGCGCTTCAACTTTGATGCACTTAACAGCGTCTTTAATTCCTTTTTCTTTTGATCCCCACGTCTTACCAAGCCCGCGACCTCCCAGCACACCGTTAAAGGTTGCATTATAGCTAAACAACTTTGCAAAGTCGTAATAGGCTGTAATGTTTCCGCTCATTGTGGTATTACCGCTCCATCACCATAAGTAACCATGAAGTCACGCGGATTAATCGCTGTACGAATTGCCAAACCACTAGATGTATTGCTTGTATTGTGCCTAATTGGTCCGTTGCCAGGGCATGTGTGGGTCTCAAAATGTAGGTGTGGTCCGGTCGCATCCCCTGAACTCCCAAGATATCCGAGAACATCGCCCTTTGCAACAGTGTCACCTACATGCACAAGAGGGCTTGCGTTGAAGTGCGCATAAATTGTATGCAGGCCATAGCCAGTTGCGGGGTCAACGCCGTGATAAAGTTGAACAGAATATCCGTAATTAGAATTGATATTAACTAGTTCTACAGTTCCGTCATGAGAGGCATAATTCTTCGCTCCCGTAACAGCGGTGCCACCGCTAAAATCAATTCCCTCATGGAAGCTACCAATAGGCCCTGTGCGGGGACCATACTCACTTGACACGTCTGAAAGTGAATACGGCCATGAGAATTGATCCCCGCTAGGGATGGGAGGCCCTCCTGGCGCGCTGACAATCCACAATCCCCCTGTTGTGGGGTACGCAAGAGCATTTGAACCATCATCATAAATGATTTTAAGTTGATTCCCATACTCTTGAATTGTGCTTACAGACGCCATTTTATTTGAAGTTCCTATCTAGACGAAACGCTTAACCACTGCCGCTGATGCCGTATACCCTCGCGGCCCAGAAGGTGTAAGCCACGCAATATACTCATATGGCGCGCTAAATGCCCCCACAACAGGCTCAGCATCAACTTCTCGCTTTACCTCACGTATGGCGTTATCACGCAAGCGCCATGCAATGAACGGTGAAACAAGCAAAACAGCTCTATAAATATCCCACAATGGTGTCAGCCAAAAACCGCCATTCTGATATGAGTCATGTCCTGTAGTGGTGTTAAACCAGTACTGTCCTTTAGGCAAATGTCTAAAGCATCCTGACTGTGAAATTTCGCCATTAATATACGCCGTTGCTAGTGTCTTAGCAGATTCCGCCCTATCCGCATCACTATTCATCAGATTTTCTGCAACAATAAGAGCGGTTGCCCATACATCTTCATTGCCGTAATTATTGTTAGATGATGCACGGTAATACCCGTTGCTTTTACGCAGTGACGCTAGTCCTGCAATCGTTGTATTGAATTTAGTTGTGTAAAACCCCGTTCCAGACTCACCATTAATTTCAGCCAGCATCTTATATGACCATGCCATAAGAGCAGTGCCATATGCCGTACTACCAGTTTTCTTTACGGTGTCCGTGAATCCGTAGTCAACTGAAGGCAATGCAACATCTGAATAGATACAGCCATTTGCCGATCTAGGAATCGCGTCAAGACATGCATCAATTACAGTTTTATTCGCGGTAAATACTGATGTGTCATTGTACTTTTTAAAAACGGTGTACATGACCATTACAAGGAAGTAAATACCATCCATAAATGGTCGTTCGCTTGTGCCAGGATTCTTATACGTTACAACGCCATATGCGTCAATTCTATCAGCAATGAAGTTGGCATACCCATCTGCACTCGTTGAACGCTTAGCCAAACGGTGTGTTACAAACTGATTGAGTTGTGCCATTGTCAGCAGGTCAGGGTCATGAAATACTACATAACCATGATCGCGCGTCCACAGTGCAGGATATGCGCTACCGTATGCAGGCTTATAACCTGTTTCTACAACAGTCATTATTCGTTCACATTGAAAAGGTTAGACGAATACAGCGCGGCAAAGTGTGCGTAAAGCCCTGAAATATCAACGTCAGAAATAGACGGGTTGATCTTTACAAGACTGAATGCGTTATACCCTAGCGTTGAGCTAGTAGCGCTTCCAATGTACGGGAAAATTCCGTCAGCCGCCGTGTCACCGTTATACGCAAAGACTTCTACATAATCACCGGGGAGCAGATAATCAATTGCGTGAACCTGCATGCGCTGACCGGAAACTCCCTTAATAAGAGTGTTCTGACCAATGTAGCTTGTACCATTTTTCTTCAGTGCAAGCCCGCGAGGTGTGCCAACAAGGCCACTGCCACCCCATTCACACTGTGCCACTGCCATATAGAATCCTGGCCCGCCTGCATCCGGGACCGTGATTCGCGTGTTATTCACGGCGTTGTCATGCATGTTAGATGTGTCGAAAAGCTCTGTTGCAAAAGGTACAGCAACTTCCGTTGCGGCGGCAATTGTGAGCCCGCCTGATGCCATTGCAACTCTCGCGGCAACACCAGAAGATGCAACCAAAACCGCATCATAAATAGTGTTTAGAAGGTTTTCTTCTGAAAGTCTACCGGTATTAACGGTGTCTTCCGTTGCCTGATCTGCATATGTCGCATCGAGAGTTGATGTCGAAAGTCGCCCGGTTGATACAAGAGTTTCAAGTGGCCCGACACGTGAATCAATGGCGCTATTAGTGGCTGTACCATCAGTTGTAATAAGGCTTGCAATGTCGGCATCGTCAGGCGCGATCGCATCAATAGCGGCCCGCGTCGCCGATTCGGTATCTGAAATGAGCGCCGCAATATCTGCGTCATCAGGTGTAAGAGCGTTAAGCGCCGCTCTTGTTTCTGATTCAGGATCGTTAATCGCCCCTGCAATGACAGAATCCTGAACAGTAATGGAGTTGTCTACAATGCCCTGAACCGTGTCATTGACATAGGTTGTCAGGTCAGCAATTTTCTGATCGACTTCCGCATCCTGGGCGGCAAGTGCGTCATTAACAGCGACAATCAGTGCGTTAATCTGTGTTTCAAATTCGCCGCTGAGTTCCGCGAAATTCTCATTAACAAATGGAACAATTACACGATTGATATAGTTAGTGAGGCCGGTCAGCTTTTTAAGCATGGTGACACCATCACGGTAAGTGAATGGCGTTACTTGCGGAACAGGCTTGTACGGTGCCACATAGCCAGGAAGAACGGGCGTGTCATCCGTAACAGGCGGAATGGGAGTGGACAATTCAATAACCTCCGTAATAGTCGCGTGCAAAATACTCATCGCCATTATTAAGTACAAGCATAAAGCAATCTTCAAGCTCTGCCAAAATAGCTGTGTCAATGTTGATTAAGCTATTACGGTACTTAACGATAAGATCAGATGCCGCTCCCTGATAACCCGTGACAATATTGTCACTATTTGAATCAGTGTTATTTGCCGTTTCACTGTTAGCTGATGCCGATGAATTAACACCGGTTGCTGTATTAGAATCTGTTCCACTTGTTGCATAATCCGCATTACCGGCAAGTTGTGACTGCGGAAAATTCGATGCAACTACTCTTGATCCTGACGTTGTATTAGTTTCACCAGAATTACTATGTGTGCCGTTTTCATTCCCTTCAATATGATTTTGTCCAATACTATGAATCTTCATACTATCCAGCGCGTCATATTCAATCTGTGTTGACTTATACAACTGATTAAAATACGGCATAATCTGATCCATCTTTTTACGGATAACCAGAGTGAAATTATCAATTGTCTCAGTGCCAATTTCCTGATTGTAATACTCATCAATTATCTTGCCATTTAGAATCTTACGATAACCTTCATCAAAAATTGGGTATGTGCCCAAACCAATTGGCACATAATCAGGGAGTGTGGGAAGTTTGCCATAAGTCACAGAATCAAATGTGCAAGATTCATACGTTTGCTCGTAATCATCTTCATCCATTGAAGTACCATACAGTGACTCAATAACCTCTTTGAGTGCAAGAGTAAAAGTTCCCATCACTCATCATCCTCGCTGTTAATTCCCATTGCATCGGCCATTTCCTGCGCCTGCTTTTCAACTTCAGTATTGAAGTCAACTGAAATATTTGCGCCGAAAACATGGTTAATCTGTTCGGCATAATAGCGCCGCGAATTCAACGCAACATAACGCATGGAATCCGTCTGAGCGTCGTTTGCCCCAACTTCTGCCGCAACAAGACGTTCCTTTTTATCTTGATTGGCGTTGTCAATTCCCAGTAGGTTCATGCATTCATTCCACCATCGCGTACGAAGAATGCTCAACTTGTCATACTGATCTGGAAGGATGCCAAGATCAAGCGCCGTGACATTGTCAAGAATGTTTGCACTATCCTTGACAATAAGCTGTTCAACCCCTTCATCCATCTGCCGCCCAATATTCGTCATGGAAAGCTGATTATTGTTTGTGGCCGTAACAACCTTAGTACGACGAGCATTCTTAGAGTTAATCTCTAGCGTGCGCTCAATAGTTGCAAGTCGAGTTGAATAGAGCTGAACCTTGTCGATATCAGGATAACGCAAATAGTTGGCCCACATGCCAACTGCTTTACGCTTCAACTTATCTTCTGGCTTGTCGTAGTCAACCTGCGGAATATATGCGCTCAGAATTTTAGGCTCAAATGCAAGTGAGGAATCATCCGCATTCAGTAGCTTTGTGCCAGGCCCCATAACAGTGTAGGAAATAGGGTTCTGATTAAAGTTAATGTACCCTGTTCCTGCCCCCTGCACAACAACAAGTTTCTCAAACTTGTCATCGTAGTACCATACTACAATTCCTGCAATAAGCAATTGAAGTTCAAGAAAACGTGGGTCGACCGACTCGGGTAGTCCCTCCCATTTAAAGCGGTTCATTGCCAATTCTGCAATTGAATGTTCATACATACGCTGAATCTGCAATTCGCGATTAGCGCCAGGAGAATTATTCTGCTTTCCAGTGTATCCAAACAGAGGGCTATTCAGATAAGGGTCAAGTCCTGACCCTCTTTTAATTGCGCTCATTAGTAGCTAATCCCTGCAATTGGTGCGTTGTCCGCAATATCAATAATTCCAATATCAGCAGGATTAACCCACACTGTGACTCCCTTTTCTAGAATTCCTCTAATCGATTGCTTGTGTCCTTCTGGCACATTTGCGGCGGCAATATAAGTTTGAAGCATTTTCCAATAGGTGAACTTACTCATTACCTTCAGGTCTTGCGGAGGTGTGACAAATGAGCTAATTGCATAGCCATACCTGAGCCAGTAGTCGCCAATTTTCCTGATGGCTGACGGGTCAATTAGCTTATAATGCATGCGAATGCCCATTTCACCTAGGATGAAATTAAGCGTCTCTCCGCCAAGTTCCCCGCTAATGCTCGGCTGAATAAGATTCGCGTCTCGAACTTTTGCATTAATGCCTGCAATATCATTAGCGTAGTCACCCTTTGCGGCAAACCGTGCCAGCGCGACATTTGTATCCCTTGCTAGTCCTGTCTGTGTATTATCGTTTGCCGCCTGTTGAGCACTCGTGCTCTGATTAATGGCAAGATTCTCGTTGTTCGCCCCAACTTGAATGCCTGCCTGAATGTTAGAGCTGACCGCCTGCAAGCCCCCGAGGACTGCCATACCGCCCATAGCCTCAGGAGTACCCCCGAGCACTGCCCCTGATGCCCCGCCCCCGGCGAACTGTCCTAGCGCCCCTACGCCCGCCTGGGCGGTCAGTGTGCGGTTCATGTTGGCTGTGCTTGCCATTGCCGCCGCACGATCGATGTTGGACGCCTCAGAGCGCTGACGCATGGCCCCCGACGCTACATCGTAGCCTGCCTGAGCGCCGGTCAGCGCGCGTTGCTGTGACCAATCCGCGCTTTCACGCGACCATGCAATCTGATTCCTATTGGCCGCAAGATAGCCAATCGCCATGTTGTTGACGATTGTCATGCTCGGAAGGTTAGTAATTGACGTGGCGTGATTAAGACCCTCAGCGCCGTTATTATCAATTCCGACGCCATTGTATTTAGCCGGATAAAATACAATCCTAGCGTTCGGCATGATAAGAGTTGCCACTTCGCGGATATTGGCGTCGTCGTCATTCCACAGTTCAGGCTTCACAACAATAGGGTTTCCCATAAGTGTTGTAAGCTCGAAGAAACTATAAGGATATGTGAGAAACTTTTTAAGAATCTGATACCTTGCCGGAAGAGCCGCAACAATTTTATCTCGCATGTTAGATGCAAGATTACGGAGATACACTCCGGGAGGTGAACCCGGCATTGGGGTTGGCGTTCCGTCAGCATTCCAATCGACGGTCCAATAACGATCAAGAGGTGGTGTCACAATTGCGGATACGATGCCCTGAGTAATCCACGGTTTGTCAGCGATAGTGTGTTGCCAGTTCACGAAAGAAATGCCTGTCTTAAACGCCCACACAGACGCACCACTAGGAACCCCAGCAAAAAGTCCCGCATTGGAAGATTCCAAATGCGGGTTATCAGCCGTGCCAGGATCAACACCAATATTCGTTGTCGTAATAAGAACAACGCTGTAAGAACCGGGGTCGCTCGGATCAATAGTGGGATTCCATGTGTGGGCCAGTTGTTGAAAATCGGTTGCAACAATACGAAGATCAGTTCCCATGTCCAGACCCTCAGGAATGGTGAGATAATCACGCCCGTGATTAGAGAACTGATTTGTGTTGGCAATTCCAATATGCCCGCGCTCAATATAGCAGTTTCCCCATGTAACGTCATAAACATAGGTCTGCCACACGTCAAGCTGTACTTTAACGCGCGTGGTAGTTGGGTTGACATACTCACATTCAAGAATGAAGTAGTAGAAGTCTTTTTGGATATCCCCGTTAATCGGCATCAAAGGATTAGAAGCCCGTAGATAATTATATCGATTAACACGATTATAAGGAATGCCAAGGTAAATATCTTGCCCCGGCTTAGCATAAGTCAGATTATTAACTGTAGTGCCAGCAGAGGTAAGGCTGTCAATATACGCATTAAGCGCCGCCCTATTAGCAAACCGGACAACATCACGATAATCGTTATTCCAATTAACATTTACCAAATCAACGCGCGTGCCCGGTGTCCACACACTGTAATCGAAGTCTAGCCCCGCGCCATATTCATTAGGCGGCCCAGCAATTCCTGTACCCAAAATATAACTTCCTATTCAGACAGTTATGAAAGTGTGGGGCGAGTTCCGTAGACACTCGCCCCACACCAACTTTAAATTAAGATGCCGTGAAAGTCCACGTTGCCGTGGCACCGCTGGCAAGCTCAAACCCGGTACGGGCAACTGCGGTAATCGTCTTCGGCGTACCGACGACAACCGTAATTTCCGCGCCATTAACAAGGTTGGTTGCGCCATCCTTGTACTGCACGCCGCGCTGAGTGGGAATGGTAATAACATTGCTCTCAAACGCGGGAGCGCCGGGAACAACTTCCTCAATACCATCCGAGTCTGCATCGTGCAGAACCTCAGGGTTAGGCCACGGATAAATCAGGTCGCCAATAACTGTGCGAGTCGTGCTCTCACTGTAACCACCATCAACAGCCGTAGCGGTAATCGTCAGCGTTGTAGCCTGCTCATCCGGCCCAACATACAGGTCGCCATTATTCGTGATGTACGTGAGCTTAGACAGAGCCACATCGCCAGTAACAGACAGAATGAGTGCATCATTCGGCCCGCCTGCCGGAGTGGTAACAGCCGAAACATTCACGTCATAAAGAACTCCGCGAGTAACATTCGTTGCCGCAACGTTACCAAGCTTATCCTTAAGAGTAAACGTGCCAATGTCAGTCACAGGCGTATCAGTCTCCGAAATAACCGTGCTCGGGCGCTCCGAATTAAACATAACAAGCGGTGCAAACGGATTAGCAGAAATAATCTGCCAAATGTGTTGCCAGTAATTCGTGCGCAGAGACACAGGGTTAAACTGCGAAGTAGTCTCAATCAGATTATCCGCCACGACAAAGAACTTGTCAGTCGTGAGAATTGCCTGAACGCCCGGAATTCCAAGGTACTGCGTAGGAATGGTGATATTGCGCGCCGCGAAATTCGCCTTATCCATGTTGAATGCCCCCGCAAGAGCCTCAACATCCATTGCCGCATTACTCTGCGGCGTAGTAATGAGCACAAGCTCATCCTTACGCGCGCTAACCGGCATTCCAGCCGGGTTATAGAAACGCGAAATAAACGGTAGAGTATCGCCGTACTCACGCAGGCGACGCAGAAGGAAGCGCGAATCTGCCGAATCGGAACCCTGATCCGAAACATCAGGAACATTCACATCGAAATATGCACCCGAATCGTCAAACTCCTTAAAGAGCCGCGTCATCAGCAGGAACTCATCAAGCTGAGAAGACGTGAGTGGCGCACTCATAACCTGTTGAGCATAAGAGCCAAGCTGACTTCCGAGAAGCGCCGTCTTAAGGTTCACAAGATCAAGAGAAACCTTGTAACGGTCCTTACGATTACGCTTGTGGAAGAAAGACTTAATCTCAATAGGCTTGTAACCAAAAATCTCCTCTTCAAGCTCGTTACGGTCAGAATCATAATCCTGAGCCTGCACAAGCCCTACCATGACATCTTCGATTGCATCGCCCTCTGGAAGCATGCCCATCTTGAAAATTCCAAGCGGGTTAGTCCAAGAACGGTCACGG